AGCCCGTGGCCTACGCTACCGTTCAAACGGCAATCAACCTTTATGGGGAGGATGCTGTCATTGTCGGAACCGACAGGGACAAGGACGGTGCCCGGGATACTGGGGTTTTTGAGCTCTTTCTGGATGCTGCCACAAACGAGATTGACGGTTACCTGGCTGGCAGGGTGTCTCTGCCATTGAATCCGGTACCCAAGAATATTGCCATTTACTGTGTCGATATCGCTATGTATCGCAGCCGTCCAACTGCGGACGTGCTGACTGAGGAGATTACAAAGCGATACGATGCAGCTGTCAGATACCTGGAGATGGTGGCCACCAACAAAATCAGGCTGGTGGTGCCAGACCCTGTGGATCCCAATATCGTGGGGGCCACAGTAAACAGCGCAGTCCAGGCTGATGCTCTGACAGAACGTGAGACGCTGGAGATTGCTGACTGTGGGGCCAGACGGTTTACACGTGACACCCTGAGGAGTCTCTGAGCCATGGCTACGGTCAAAGAGCCAGTGGGGCCCTCCATCCAGGTCAGCACCCAGCAGCTTGACCGGATGAGGGAAAAGCTGGCTGCATGGGGGGACAGGCTACGAAAGCCCAAGGGCCTGGCCAGTGGCATTGCTGCCCTGATGGAGACCCAGGTTAGGCGACGCATCCAGGACGAAAAAACCGATCCTGAGGGCAAGGCCTGGGATGGGTGGGCTGACTCGACTAAAGCCCAGCGTAAAGCCAATCACTCTATCCTGCTGATGGAGGGCAGGCTCAGGGATTCCATTGTAGGCAAGGCCCTCAATGGCAACACTGTGGTGGTTGGCTCATCTATGATTTATGCCAACGTGCACCAGTACGGATGGCCAGAGCGCAACATCCCAGCCCGTCCTTACCTGGGCCTGTCCCAGGACAATGAGGATGAGATTATGGAGATGGTTCTGGACTGGTGTGACCCAGCCCGGGGTGCCTAACTGTGACAGCTCTCCTCCAGCTCAGGGACGGTATTGCTCAGGGTCTCTCCGAGGATCCTGGGCTGGTGGCCTTGACCGCCACCACGTTTGTTCATGGTGGAGACTTCAAGCTTGACGATCTGAGACGCTACTTTGTCTCAGCTCCAGCTCTGGCTCTGGCCCTTCTGAATGTCGAGGTAGCTCGACAGGGCCCAGCCCAGGTGGCGGTTTGCAGTTTTGGTCTGGTCTGCATTAACAAGGCAACAGCCGGGCAGGACCAGCACAGCCGCTGTATTGAGTTGGTGGATGCTGCCATCCGGGCACTCAAGGATCGTTGGTGGGTCGATAGCCTGTCACTGACACCCCCATCGGAGATCTCTGCACGTAACCTATTTGGCACCCCCCTGGATAAAACAGGCGTGGCCATGTGGGCCCTGGGTTTTCAACAGAGCGTTGACCTGGTGGCTGAGGATGTCCTGGCTGACTGGAAACGCTGGTATGCAGTCTGGGATCTGCTCCCTGAGCTAGACCCCCAGAGGCCTCACGCCACAGATGCTGGTGGTGATTGGACAGGGGTCACACCCCTACCACCTACCTGGGAGCCTCCCAGTGGTGGCTAACGTCTAAAATCAAATTCCATTTTTGCCGTTTACCTGCTAGAGGGTGCACATGGGGATCACATTTAACCAGATTCCACTGGTGGTTAATACACCGGGGATGTTTGCTGAGTTTGACTCCTCACGTGCTGCCCGTGGTCTCCCACCACTGCCACACGTGGCCCTGATTATCGGCCAGATGCTGGCCACAGGCTCAGCCCAGGCAAGTACCCCAGTTCTGGTGGATACGGCTGAGAGTGCTATCCAGCTTTTCGGGCCCAAGTCCATGCTGGCCCAGGCTGTCAAGGCATACAAAGCCGTTGACCCCCTGACTGAGCTCTGGGCCATCCCTCTGGCAGATGCTGGGGCTGGTGTGGCTGCCTCTGGCTCTATTACCTGGGCTGGCACTGCCACAGAGGCTGGAGAGCAGGCCTTTTACTTTGGTGGTCGCAGAGTCACCACGGGCATTACCGTAGGCATGACAGCCACGGTGCTGGAGACTAACCTCCTGGCAGCCCTGGCCCTCCAGGTTGACCTCCCTGTGACAGTGGCGGGCAATACGGGCACGGGCATTGACGTTGTGGCTGTGCACAAGGGCACAGCCGGCAACGGTATCAAGCTGGGTGTTGCCCTCACGCCTGGAGAGAGAATCCTGGCAGGGTTTACCTATACGGTTACCCAGCCGGCTGCAGGTGCCACAGATCCTGACTTTGGCCTGGCAGTTACGGCCATGGGTGAAGATCAATACCACACCATTGCCCTGTGCACGGACTCCAGCACGGAAGTGGCTAAGCTCATCACTGAGATGGAGTCCAGGTGGAATGCCATGCGCTCCATCGATGGCCAGCTCTTTATCTCGAAAGCTGACACAGCCGCTAACCTGCAGGCCTTGGGGATTACATACAACTCTGTGACCCTCAGCATCGTGGGGCGTGAGGTCTCTGGGCTGACTCCATTGCCCTGGGAGGTCACTGCCCGTGCTGCAGCTGTCTCAGCATCCCAGACGCAAATCGACCCAGCCCAGGCAGTCACAGGGCTGATGCTGGGTGGTGCCTCTGCCCATCGTGGTGTCCGATTTACTCGGGCCCAGAGAGACACCCTGCTGGGTAAGGGCATCTCCACTGTCATGCCTGCCTCTGATGGCAGGATGGCAGCTGAGAGGTTTATCACCACCTATCAGAAAAACGCAGCCAACGTCCCTGACACTGCCTACATGGATCTGTTTACTGTCAGGACTTTGTCAGCTCTCCGATACACGCTGAGAGCTGTGATCGGTACCAAGTTTGCCCGCTTCAAGCTGGCAGATGATGGCAATGAGCAGCCTGGGCAGCCGATCGCCACCCCGAAGATCGTTAGGACTGAGGTCCTGGCCTGGTATAAGGCCTGCCTAGAAGACAAGGGCTGGGTGGAGAATTTCGAGACTTTCGAGAAGCAATTGATTGTCGAGAGAGACCAGTCAGACCCCAATAGGCTCAACATGTTTGTCCCACCTGACTGCATAAACAACTTCCTGGTGGGTGCGATGAAGATCGCATTTACACGCTGAGGCTAGACCATGGCAAAACTGACAGGCACCTGCATTGTTCGTATGGATGGCCTCTCACTGCGCATGGTCAACTCTGAGTTGGACATGGGTGGGCAGGAGAGAGCCTCTAAGTTTGCCGATGGCAGACGTGTGGGGTACACAGAGACCCCCAGCGCTGGCAAAATCAAAGGCACCATCATCCACGGTGGAGACACAGACCTGGCCAAGGTGGCTGCAGCGCAGTCTGTAACTTTGGTTTTTTCCACTGACACAGGCGTCGATTACACAGTCCGAGATGCCTGCTGCACTAAGCCCCCAGTGTTGAAAACTGAGGGTGAGGCAGACGTTGAATTCGAGGGTAACCCAGCGTTCTGATGGGTACTAACGGCAAAATCAAAGTAGCCCTTGAGCACCCTATCGAGGTAGAGGGCCTTGGCCTTGTGCGTGTGGTGGAAGTCCGTGACAGGGTTCTGGTGGCTGACCTGATGGCAGCTAACAAGGCCTCTGACAACGGCTTTGTCCAGGACGTAACGCTCTTTGCCCGGCTTTGTGGGCTGCTCCCATCGGATATGGAGCGCATGGATGCTGATGATTTTCGGGCTATCGGGGCTGCCGTAGCAGCTGCAAAAAAAGCCAGGGGGGCAGTAGCCCCACCATCCCAGACCTGATAGCTGCACTCAGGATCCTGGCCAGGCACTGGCCCCCCAGTGAGCTGATGGCCATGGACATGTGGGATCTAGCCTTTTGGCTGGCAGTACTGGGAGGCTGACACCTTGGCCCAATCGAGTCTAACAGCCAGCCTCATCCTCAATATCCGGGCACTTGGCGTCAACAGCCTCAAGGCTGTCAATGAGGAATTTGCCAAGGTTGCCCAAAAGGGTAAGGACTTCAAAAAGGCCCTTGAGTTTGGGGCCACTGCCAACCAGGCAGCTGAGGGCCTGGGCAAGGTGCAGGGAGCTCTGACTGGGCTGCTGAGTGCCCCCATTGAGGAGTTTTCCAAATTTGAATCGGCCATGGCCAGGGCCAAGTCCAAGATGGGGGAAGTCACCACCACGGACTTTGCAGCCATGAAAAAGGCTGCCCTGGAAGCAGGATCCTCCACCAGCTTCTCAGCCACTGAGGCAGCCGATGGCCTGGGAGAGATGGCAGCAGCCGGCTTTAGTGTGAGTCAGCAGATGGCAGCCCTGCCCAAGGTCCTGCAGCTGGCCCAGGCTGGTGAGGTAGGGGTGGGTAGAGCCACTGCGATCGCAGCTTCTGCCATGGCCCAGTTTGGACTCGGGGCTGGGGACGTGGGGATGATTGGCAACACCCTCCTCAAGGCCTCCAATGCCTCCACCATTGGGCTGGATGAGATTGCAGAGTCCCTCAAATACGTTGGCCCTGTGGCCTCTGCTGCTGGGTTAGATCTCAAAGAGACCTCCAAGTTTATTGCCCTCCTGGGCAACGCTGGCATTGAGTCAAGCTCTGCAGGTACAGCGTTGCGTGGCATGTTCGCCAGCATGGCAGCCCCCACCAGCAAGGCCACGAAAGCCCTTAAGGTGGTCGGACTAACAGCCAAGGATCTGACAGGCAATGTAAAAACACCCATCAACTTACTCAAAACCCTGGGAGAGAGGTTTGAGAGCAAGGGTCTGTCAAAGGCAGACCGGCTGGGTGTTGTGATGAAAGTTTTTGGCAGGGAGACAGCCTCTGCTGTCATGTCCCTCATCGATGCTGGGAGCAAAGCTCAGGAGGGTGGCACAGCCTTTGAGAAAATGGGGGCAGCCATGGCTGATGTCTCAACAGCCATGGATGATGCTACGGCTGTCCTGGGCAACACCACAGCAGCCAAGCTCAAGCGGCTGACCTCCCAGGTGGATGCCCTCAAGGTGGCCACTGGGGAGCAGCTGGCCCCTGCGTTGCTGGAGGCAGCCGACAGGGTAAGGCCGTGGTTGACATCCATGGGGGAATGGATCGCCAAAAACCCCAAGGTGGTGGCAAACCTGGGACAGGTCACAGTGGGCCTTATCGGAGTCACAGCAGCACTCAAAGGCCTGGCTCTGACTGCTGGGTTTTTCGGCACCAACGTCAAGGGGGGTCAGATGGCCCTCTCAGCCCTTGGAGCTCCTCTCAGGCTCACGGCAAAATCTATAAGTGCTGTGGACCTGGCCACCCAAAGCCTGGGGGGGAGCCTGGGTAAAACCACTGTGGCAGCTACTTACCTTTTTGGTGCAGCTGGGGCCCTTGCCATGGGCTGGCAGATTGGCACGATGCTGGATGAGCTCATCGGTAAGACCCTGGACCTGGAAAACGGACTGCTCTCTGCACACGTGGCGATCAAAGCTGGGCAGGCCACCCAAGAGGCACCCATCGCACACACTGCAGAGGAGGCAGCTGCATTCTCTAAAGAGGGGGTGGCCTACCAGACTCCCCAGCAGGCTGAGAATTGGCGCAAATTCATGGACTTTTTTACAGGGGGTGCCTACAGCGGCAACCTGGCACGGAACAAAAACGAGACAGAGGCACTGCAGGCCACCTGGAAAGGCACCACCCCCAGCACTGGGGAGCCATTCTCTGCTGTGCCTGGTGGCCAGTTCAATGCCGTTTCTGGGCAGATTGAGGTCACTGTCTCGGACGATAGGGTCAAGGTACGCACCCAGAGCAAGGGTGGTGTGCCCCTTCGTACTGGCCAGGCTCCACCCCCAGGGGCTAGGTAGCCCATGCCCTGGAGAGACAGATACCTGGATGGCAGCTTTCGTGGTGTGCCTTTCAAAACCGTTTCAGCGGTTACAACCGTAGGCCAGAGAAAGGCTATCTATGAGCTGCCTTTCAACGATGATGGGGTCAAAGGCCTGCCCCTTGGACGTAAGGCCAGACGCTACCAGCTGACTGTGTTTGTAATCGGAGGAGATTACGACAAGGACAGGGACAAGTTGATGGAGGCCATTGAGGCCCCAGGCCCAGGCCTCCTGGTGCACCCCTATCTGGGCTCTGTGATGGTGGAGGTAGAGGCAGAGATAAGCGTCTCTGAGTCCACTGACAGTGGCGGTCTGGCTGAGTTTAGTTTTTCGGCAGTCCAGTCCCAGGCAGCTCTGCTGGTTACCTCTGGCCCAGCCGTGGTGGAGGATACTCGGGGCAACCTGCAGACTGCGGCTGCTGCAGTCCAGGTAGCTGCCAAAACAGAATACGTTCGCAATTTCAGCCTTGAGGATGTTCGAGACTACGTGCAGCAGGCAAACCTTGAGACGCTAGACCAGCTGATTGCTGACCTGAGGGAACTCAATGCCACGGTCTCTACTGCCCTGGCTGTGCCAGCCCATGCTGCCCACCAGATTGCCCAGCTAGCTGCTGAGTCCGTGCAGCTCATCTTTACCCCCCAGGAATGTGCCGATGCTATCGAGGATGCCCTGGCATCGATGATAAATTCCCTGGTCACAGTGGCAGCAGCTGTGGGCCCTGACAGTGTGAGGCCTGAGTCGTCTTTCGTGGCTGCTGTCGATGCTCTGGCTGCCAGTACCATGGCCCTGACATTGACCACCCAGGGGGCTGGCAAGCTGGGCACGGACCCAGAGCCAGACGACCAAGCCGAAGATATCCGACGCAACCACGCAGCCCTAAAACACATGATGCGATCGCTGGCCTTGGCCACCACGGCTGAGGCCTCAGGCAATGCCACGTTTGACAGCTCCCAGCAGGCCTTGGCCATCCGGGATGCTCTGGTTAAAGCCCTGGAGGATGAGGCAGCCTCAGTGGTGGCTGGGATTGAGCACGATGCAGACCCCATTTCTGCCCTGCAGGATTTACGGGCTGCTGTCTTTGCCCATCTCACTGCCCTGGAGCTGGAGCAGCTGACCACGTACGTGCCCGCAGATGTCACCAGCAGCTTTCAGCTGGCCTATGAGCTGTATGGGGATGCCTCCAGGTTTGAGGAGATTGAGCGACGCAACCAGCTCGATAACCCCAGCTTCATTGTCAATCCGCTGCAGGTCCTGGCCACATGACACTTGTCAACCAGGCCCAGCCGGTCTCCCTTGTGGTGGAGGGCCAGCGTTTTTCTGGGTGGTCGGATGTCACTGTGACCAGGGCCCTGGACTCCCTGGCTGACAGCTTCCAGCTGACTTATGCAGCCCGTGAGCAAGCTCTCATTGTCGATAATCGGTATATCCAGCCTGGTGCTGCCTGTGCTGTAGACTACGGCTCACATCGAGTTGTGACTGGGTATGTCAACCAGTCAGACATCTCTATCGAGGCCAGCAGCTACAGCACATCATGTAGTGGGAGATCAAAGTCTGGGGATCTGGCTGACTGTGCAGCCGTGCACAAAACCGGGCAGTGGTTGAAACGTACTCTGGTGCAGATCGTCACTGACCTGTGCCAGCCGTTCGGTATTGCTGTGACAGCGGACCCCCAGATCGCAGCCGACCCCTTTAAATTCAGCCGTTTTGAGATAGATGAAGGGGAGAGAGTCAGTGATGCGATGGAGCGGCTGCTCAGGGCCACTGGGGTGACAGCCGTATCGCAGCCCACTGGAGACATACGTCTTTTTCGGATCACTGGGGGTGCCAGCTCTGGGCTGCGTAGCGTGCAGCTCCAGGTGGGGCAGGCCGTCAGCCGTGGTTTGGTGCGTGTGGACCAGGACACCTATTCAGTTTACCGGCTGAGAAACCAGACGGGCAGAGCCAACAAAGAGGAGTCACCACGGCATGCAGCCCTGGAGAAGTTTGAGGCCACGGACAAAAACGTGACTCGATACAGGCCCTATGTGATTGGGTCCGATACCCATGCACGTGTGGCAGAGCTCCAGACCCAGGCCACCTGGGAGCGGAATACACGGGCAGGCAAGGCCCTCACTATGACTTATACCCTGCCTGGTGGCCTGGCTCCAGACGGCCAGCCCTGGGCACCCCCCATGCTGGTACTGGTTGACGATCGTGCACTCGGAGTGAGGGAGACTCTGCTCCTCACGCTGGCAGAGCTCAGGTGCAGCAACAGCACCCTGGAGACACGAATTTCCTTGACATACCCAGAGGCTTACAGCCTTTTACCCCTGCCTGTACGCCAGCTAAATAAGGGTGTAAGCTTAAAGGGCTAGGCACCCCATGGATGAGATACTGCGGCGACTAAGGATCCTTATCCAGAATTTGGTCACACGTGTGGCTGTGGATAGGTCAGAGGCTGCAGGGGGCACGTACCAGGTCCTGTGGGGCGGCGATCGTGTGAGCTCTGGGCTGGAGCACCTTGAGTCCCAGGGCCTCCACTTCCGTGCTGCTGCTGAGTCTGGTGGGGTGGTTGTCAACTGTGGCGGCCAGAGGGATGGTGGTGTCCTCATCTCTGTGGGTGGCATCGTACCC